AAGGCAACGACCCCGACTGGACGGCTGGCACGAAGATCGGCCAATCCCGTTCGACGGGACGCTACATCGTCCTGCACCACGTCAGGGAGCGGGACACGCCGCACAAGATCGAGGCGCTCATCTCGAACACAGCCTCGCAGGACGGGCGAGATGTCGAGATCAGCCTTCCTCAGGACCCCGGCCAGGCGGGCAAGGCTCAGGTCGCCACGTTGATCAAGATGCTGAGCGGCTACACGGCGCGCGCCACGCCAGAGACCGGCGACAAGGAAACTCGCTTCGGTCCGTTCTCCGCTCAGTGCGCGGCCGGGAACGTCGATGTGCTGCGCGGCCCCTGGAACGAGGAGTGGTTCATGGAACTCGAAGCCTTCCCCGACGCCTCGCACGACGATGACGCGGACAGCACGGCCCGCGCCTTCAATACGCTGTCGCTGGCGCCGCCTCCGGCCCGCAAGGTGAAGGTCAGCTTCTGATGGCGGTGAACGAGCGCGATCCGGCTTGGGCGGTCCATGCTGGCGCCCGGAAGAAGGTCCACGACCTACTGAGCGGCCGTGAAGATGCGCTGGGCTATATCCGAGCGCTGCCGGGTCATGAGGAAGGAACGGCCAAGAAGTTTCGCGAGGGCGCCTACTATCTGCCGGTGACGTCGCGGACGGCTGAGGCTTTCAGCGGGCTCGTCTTCGGCAAGACCCCAACGCGTTCGAACCTGACTGCGTTGGACGCCTACCTCGGCGATGTGACCGGCTCCGGCCAGGACATCGACCGCTTCGCCGAGCAGGGCTTCGACGGCATCCTTTCGACCGGCGCCGTCATGGTGCTTGTCGATTACCCCGATGCTCCGGCTGGTGCGACTAAGGCTGACGCAGAGGCTGAGGGTGTTCGGCCCACGCTGAAGCTCTACGACGCCACGACGATCCTGGCCGCCCGGGTACAGAAGGTCGGAGCGGCGCTGAAGCTCTCGCACATCCGTGTCGCGGAGATCCTCGAGGAGAAGGACGCGGCGGACGAGTTCAAGCTGAAGCAGGTCGCCCAGGTCCGTGTGCTGGATCTCGATGAAGCAGGCTTTTATCGCCAGCGCGTGTTTCGCCAGTTTAACGGCCAATGGGTCCAGTTCGGAGAGACGGTTGAGCCCAAGCGGCAAAACGACCGGCTGAAAGTCATCCCGGCTTTCTTCAGCAACCCGCGAGACGGCGAACCCAACCCGGCACGCCCGCCGCTGGACGACATTGCCGACATAAGCGTCGCGCATCTGAACAACTCGGCGGCGCTGGAATGGGCGCTGCTTTGGACGGCCAACCCGACGCCGGTCTTCAAGGGGCTGAATATCGGTGAGGGTGAGACGATCAAGCTCGGTTCGTCCGAAGGCCTGATCGTCACCGAGGGTGGCGACGCCAAGTTCATGGAGTTCACCGGCTCGGGCCTGTCTGAGCTGCGCATGGCTCTTGAGGCGAAGCGGAAGGATGCGGCCCTCATGGGCGCCCGGATGCTGCTTGAGACCGGCCGGGCGGCTATTGCAGCCGAGACGGCGCGGATCGAGCGGGCAGGGGAGACGTCGGTCGTCTCTGGCATCGCCAACGCCCTGTCGGACTGCCTGACCAAGGCTCTGACCTTCATGGCCGATTGGGCGGGAGTTTCGAGCGAGGGCATCCAGTACTGGCTCAATACCGACCTGAACCCGGCTGGCCTATCGGCGCAGGAGCTGACCGCGCTTCTCGCAGCCTGGCAGTCGGGCGCCATCACGCTGGAGGACCTGTTCGAAAACCTGCAGCGCGCTGAGGTCGTCGATCCGGCCAAGAGCTTCGAGGATCACCGGGAAGCGCTGGACGAGGAAGGCGAAGGGCTCGGCACCTTGAAGGACGACGCGGCATGAGGAAGGCTCTGGCGCGCGACGCCGCCGTCATCTGGTGCGATCGGGGTTGGCAGCCGGTCTATTTCGGCTTCTGCCCTTCACGGAAGGCCTGGGCGCGCGAGATGCGCAAGATGGGCTGCAAGGAGCCATATCCGGCCAATGATGGCTGCGCCACGACCTTCACGCAGAAAGACGGCAAGGTCTGCATCATCGTCACGCTCGGCAAGGCCCAGCACGCTGAAGGTCGCACCCGCGTCGAGGTCGCAGGTCTGCTCTGCCACGAGGCCACGCACATCTGGCAAGAGGTGCGCAAGGTCATGGGCGAGAAGGAGCCTTCTATCGAGTTCGAGGCCTACGCCATGCAGGCCATCTTCCAGGGTCTCTATCAGGCGTGGCTGGATACGGCGGCGCCCGACGAAATGCTGGCTCGGGGCGCTAAGCGGGAAGCAGCCTGATGGCCTCGCCAGCCGAGCGCCTGATCGACGAGGCGGTCAAGCACAGGATCGCGCTGTCCCGCTATTCGACGGCGACTGTCCGCAAGGTCCTCGCGCTGCTGAACCGCACCGACGCCTGGCTGGTCGAGCGCATCCTTCGGGCCGACAACGAAGGCCGCGATCCGGTTCAGTTGGAGCGGCTGCTGGAAGAGGTCAGAGCGCTCCAGTCTGACGGATGGACCGTGCTGCGCGGTCGGCTCAATGAGGATGTGGCGGCCTTGGCGGACGCCGAGCGGCTGTTCACGGAGCGAATGGTCCACTTTGGGCAGCGGTCCGTCGGCCTTGCCACGGTCACGAACGCACCAACGACGGCCCAGGTCGTGGCGGCAGTCAATGCGAGACCCTTCCAAGGCCGCTACCTCAGGGGCTGGTTGGACGAGGCTGAAGCGGGCGCCGCCAAGCGCGTCAGGGAGACGTTGAGGCAAGGGTTTGTCGAAGGCCGGTCGGTCACAGCGCTGGTCCGCGAGATCAGAGGGACGCGTGCGCTCCAATACAAGGATGGCGTGCTCGAGATCAGCCGGCGCAGCGCCGAGGCGATGGTCCGCACGGCGTTGACGCACACCGCCGCCGTCGCATCGAAAGAGACCTATTCTGCCCTCGGCGTCGATCGGGTCCGCTTCATCGCCACACTGGACGCGCGGACGACCATCACCTGCGGCTCCCTGCACAACACGGTGCATCCGCCGCAGAGCTTCCCCTGGCCGCCCCGGCACGTGAACTGCCGATCGACAACGGCGCCGGTCATCAAGGGCCTGCCGCCCGTTGAGGCACCGTCCTATTCGGATTGGCTGATGCGCCAGCCGGTCGAGGTTCAGAACGAGGTGTTGGGTGTCCGAAAAGCCCAGCTGTTCCGGTCGGGCAAACTGACGCTGGACCGCTTCGTCGACAGCAAGGGCTGCGTCCTCACGCTGGAGGAACTGAAGAAGCGTGACGCCGCGGCGTTCCAGGGCCTATAGTTTCGGGGTGAGCACGCCCTTCAAGGTCATCGACGGGACGCCGGAGCCGGAAGGCCCGCTGAAGCGCATGAAGGCGTCGGTACCTGAGACGCCGCTTGTCCGCTGCCCTCGGTGCACAGGCCTCGCGATGATCGAGGTGAAGCTCGGCATGGTCTGGAAGAGCGGAAAGCCTACCGGCGGCCAGAAGCAGATCGTCTGTGCGACGTGTCTGGCGCGGGGCGAGCATGTCGTGGTCGCCTGACCAACTGGGCTAGTCAGTCGGATTGCTCCTGGGCTGGCCGCCAGCCTGTTGGAATTCCCGGATTAGGCCTCGGGCAGCCGCATCTACGGCTTCTGCGTCATCGTCTGTGCCGGTGATGTCATGCACCTCCTGGTGCTCAACGAAAGCTTCGTAACCGGTGACGACCGCGCTGTTGTCGTCGAAGATTCTGACGATCCACCGAGCGGTGCTCCGGTCATATTCGGTGCGTGCCCAATAGCGATCTGGGCCGCAGTTGAACTCGATGGCGTCTAGGTCAGTCACTGGCCTGGTCTCCCGGTTTCCCCCTTTCCGCAACACCCCGTTGCCGAAATCGCTCCGTGCAGAGCCGGAGCATCCACCAGGGCGTGAGCTGAGCAGCGCCCCCTCTGTCCGCTGAGCGGGAGGAACTACCCACCATGAACACCACCAAGAACCGCCTTATGGGCGGCGGCTCCGTGCTGCCTGCAATCGGCCGTATGACGCCGCGCGAGCGCGCAATGGGCCGCTATCTCCGCGGGCCGGACGATCACCCGCCTGCTGGCCCCGGCGCCCGCGAAGAAGACGAGCCCAAACCGATCGATCCGGCGGCCCACGCGGCGCTGGCCTCGGCGCATGAGCGCTTGAAGAAGGATGCCAAGGCCGACCGCGACGCGCTGAAGGAGCTGAACGACCGGCTCGCCGCCATCGAGGCCGAGAAGGAACAGGCCGAGGCTGACAAGGCCAAGGCCAGCGGCGACGTCGAAGCTGTGCGCACCCAACTCGAGACCAAGCACGGCCGGGAACTGAAGGCTGCCACCGACCGCGCCGAGAAGGCCGAGCGCCAAGTCGAGAAGCTGGTCATCGACAACGGCCTGTCCGCCGCCTTGGACGAAGCCCGTGTGAAGCCTGAACTGAAGCGGGCCGCTGCCGCCCTGCTGCGTGAAGGCGTCGAACTCAAGGACGATGACGGCGAGCCGGTTGCCTACAAGGGCGGCCTCCCGTTGGCCGAGGCGATCAAGCTCTGGGCCGAAGGTGACGAGGGCAAGCCTTTCGTACTGGCCGGCAACAGCGGTGGCGGCGCCCCCGGCGGCGGCAAGGGCGCCCACTCCGGCCCCAACCCCTGGAAGCAAGGCCCGTCCTTCTCCCTCACCGAACAGGACCGCATCGCCCGGGACAAACCGGACCTGGCGAAGCGCCTGATGGCCGAAGCCGAGGCGGCTTAACCCTCGGCGCTCCCTGAAGCGCGCGCCTTTGACGGCCGCGTCTGATCCCACCGAAAGGAAACGACATGGCCGTCACTCGGCTTTCCGATCTCGTCTTCGGCGAGAACTTCAACACCTACACCGTGGAGCGATCGACGCGCCGCAACGCCTTCGTGGCCGCCGGCGTAATGGTCGTGGACCCGGCAATCGCCGCCTTCATGGCGGGCCAGGGCTTCCTGGTGAACATGCCGCACTTCAAGCGTCTGGCGAACGACGAGCCGAACGCGTCTTCGGACAACCCGGCCGACGTGGCCGTGCCGAAGAAGATCGGTACCGGGAACGAGATCGCCCGGAAGCTGATGCGCAACCAAGGCTGGTCTTCGGCCGATCTGACGGCGGCCTTCATCGCTCGCGACCCGCTGGACGCTATCTCCAGCCAGATCGCGGACTACTGGGCGGGCGTGAACCAGACGACCCTGCTCAAGATCTGCCAGGGCATCCTGGCCGACAACATCGCCAATGACGGCGGCGACATGGTCAAGAACGTCGCCACCGACGCCACCGGCGATCCCGTCGACGGGGAGCTGTTCGGCTCGGATGTGCTGATCGACGCCGCTCAAACCATGGGTGACGCCAAGGGCTCGCTGCGCGCCATCGCCGTTCACTCCGTCATCCACGCCCGCATGCAGAAGATCGGCGCCCTGGTCGAGAACTACGACCCGGAAACCGGCCGTCTGCTGTACGAGTCCTTCCAGGGCAAGCGCGTCATCATCGACGACGACATGCCTGTGGTTCAGGGCACGAACCGGAAGACCTACACCTCGATCCTGTTCGGGGACGCGTCTTTCCGCTCGGGCTTGGGCACGCCGAAGACCCCGAACGCGGTCTCGCGCGAAGAAGCTGAGGGTAACGGTGAAGGCGTCGAAACGCTGTGGAACCGCCGCCACGAAGTCATCCACCCGACCGGCTTCGCTGTCGCCGGCACGCAGATCAGCAGCAACGCCACCCCGAGCTATTCGGCTCTGGCCACGGCGTCGAACTGGAACCGCGTGTTCGACCGCAAGAACATCCCGCTGGCGTTCATCCAGACCAACGGCTGATCGACTTCACAACCTGAACCTGACGGCCGCCTCGCGCGGCCTTTTTCATGGAAGGAGACGGCCGATGGCCGACACCGACAAGAACGTCCCGATCAGCGCCCCGCTGGACGGGCAGATCGCGCTCACTGCGCACAACAACGGCAACGGCACCTGGGCCGTGAAGCGCGGCCCCGATGGTCCGATCCTCAAGGACGGTCTGGCGCGTGAAGAGGCCCTCGCCATTGTCGGCGCCCCGACTGGCCCGCATGAGCCGGACACCGCCGAGGAAGAAACTGCCGCGCAGAAGCGTTCGGCTCTGGAGAAGAAGGAGGCCAAGCGCGAGGCCACTGAAATCTTCCAGTCCGATGCCGAAGCCGGGGAGCCGTCGAAGGTAGCGAACAGCGACCTGCAGAAGGCCAACGACGAGAACGCGGACCTGCGTCGCTCCATAGCCTCCAAGGACGAAGAGATCCGCCAGCTGCGCGAGCAGGTGTCGAAGTTCGACCCGGGCGGCGACGGCAAGGTCGGCGGCAGCGCTCCTAAGGCCGTGTCCAAGACGGCCGGCGAAGGCCCGTCGAAGCCCAAGAACGGCGACGCCTGATGCTGATCGTCGAGAATGGCGCGGTGAGCTGGCCTGCTGGTCCTCTCGCTACGGTCGATCAGGCCGACGCTTACGCTCAGGCTCGGGGCTGGTCCGATTGGGCTGCCCTGACCCCTGAGCAGAAGAGCGGCGCCATTCTCGACGCATCGGCCTACGTGCGAGCCTCCTACCGGCCGCCGGCCAAGGCCAACACTGCGGTCGAGGAGCAGATCAGCGAGGCTGTCATCGAGGCGGCCCGGCTGGTCCTGACTGCGCCCCTGATTGGCGGCGACAAGGCCGCCCAGGCAGCGCGCAAGTCGGTGAAGGCCGGCTCTGTTGCCGTGGAATACGAAGCGTCCTCGGCCGAGAGCCGGAGCGCGGCGCGGCTGGCGCTCGTGGCGGGTCTTCTGCGCTATGCGGGTGCCTATCCGATCGGCTCCGGCGTGAACGTCCGGCTGGCCAAGTCATGAGCATCCTCGACGACCTGCCCGACGTCATTGCCGAGGCGCTGGACGACGTGTTCCGCGACGGCGTGCTGAAGGTGCCGGGCGAGGCGACCTCAGACGGGCAGGGCGGCTGGATACCGGGCGCCTCGACCTCACACCCCTGCAAGGCGCTGGTCGATGACTACAGCGACATGAGGCGGGCGGCGGCTGGGATCCCTGCCCATGACCGAAAGATCATCATCCTAGCGGCCAGTCTGAGCGTTGCTCCGGCTGTCGGGCGCACTATCAGCGCAGAAGGACGGGACTGGCAGATCATCGCCCTGACCCGCGACCCGGCCAAGGCTACCTGGGAGGTTCAGGGGCGTTAATCAGCCGACCAAATCTTCAATCCGCATGCGCACATTTGCAAAGAGCATGTCCAGCGCATCAGATGCCTCAGCCCATACCGCATCTTCGTATTCGCCGATTGGCCGATTGATGTGCTGCAGGCTCTGCTTCATCGCCTGCTGGTTCTGGCCGAGCCTTTCGAGCGGGTCGCCCGGAGCTTCCATTACCGACTGCGTCAGCAGCGCTCGGACGACGAGGTCCAAGGCCACAATCCGACCCTGCAAGGCGATCTGCGCATCTGCATCCATGATTTCCCCCGGAGCATTCATGGCCAAGGTGACAATCAACCTGACCGCGCTAGAAGGCCTTGCCGAACAGAGGGCGGTCAAGGGCCTCCAGCGCGCCGCTCTGGCCGGCGAAGCGATCACCAAGGCCAACCTGTCACGCCCCGGCTCCGGCCGCCTCTACGGGAAGCATCAGGCTTCGGCTCCGGGCGAGCCTCCCGCCGTCGACACTGGCCGCCTGCGCAATGCGACCCAAGCCGATACGCAAGTCCGCCGGGATGGCGACGACATCGTCGGCCGCGTGGTTGCCAATGCCGAGTATGCCCACGCGCTGGAGGTCGGCACCGAGCGCATGGCGCCGCGTCCCTTCCTTGGCCTGCTGGCGACCGACCACGCCGACGACCTGCGGAAGGCGTTCATTGAGGGAGCGAAGGATTGAACTCCACCGCCACGATCTTCGCCCGACTGGCCGCCGTCGCCCCCTCGCTGGCCACCTGGAACGGTCAGCCGGCCATCTTCAACGAGGCGGCGCCCGATGACTTCCTCAGCCAGGAGCCGAAGCCGTCGAAGCCGTTCCTTATCATCGCCGTGCCGAGCCGTGACGAAGCGTTGGAGACGTTCTCCGAGACCGGCCGCCTGATCGTGCAGGACGTGCGCGGTTATCAGCGTAGGACGGGTTCAGCGGCTGGGCTCGACGCCCTGATGCGCCAGGTCCGCGACCTCTTCCACAACCGCCCCGGCGACCTCGTCGTCACCGGAGGCAAGTGCGACGTGGCCCGCGTCACCGGCCCGGTCCAAGCCCCGACGGCGGATGAGGCCTACACCGGCCGCCGCGTCACGATCCGACTGGATCTCGTCAACACCTGAACCCCGGCCAAGCCGGTCATCCCCAACGCGCCCAGGGCAGGCTGTGCGCGGCCTTTTCCATGCCTGCATCATAGGAGAGCGCCATGGCCGTACTGGCTCAAGGCTTCATGAAGCTGCTGCTGGGCTCTGGCAGCGAACCGATCGCGTACACCTCGGTCTCTGGCGTGTTCGGCGTCGACGGCGGCGGCTTCGCCCCCAACAAGATCGACGCCACTGACTTCGACACGCCCGCCGGCACTCGGGAGTACATCTCCGGCCCCCGCGAGCCGTCGCCTTACACCTTCTCGATGCACTACGAGCAGGGTGACACCGAGCAGGAAGCGATTTTCGCTGCGATGGCGGCCAACACGCCGCTGCCGTTCCGCATCACCTTCGGCTCCGGCGCCCAGGCCAAGCAGATCAGCTTCAACGCCGTGCCCAACCTGACCCTGTCGGCCCCCGTTGACGGCAAGGTGACGTACTCCGGCACCCTGGAGCCGATGGCCGCTCCGGTCCGTGACAATCAGGGCGCCTGATGCAGCCGACCGATGAACGTCTCGGGATCGTCCGCCTGCCCTTGCCGGATGGGCGGGCGATCCCCCTGCAACTGACCTACGCGGCGTTGGACGCCAAGGGCCACGACTGGCTGCTGGACCAATTTAAGGCCATGCAGAAGGGCAAGCCTGGCGCTTCGCTGGCTATGGCCGAGGCGCTGGAGATCATGAGCGCCGGTCAGGTGCGGGCTGCTGACGTGATGGCCGCTCCGATGGCCCAATACCCTATGGCCGAATGCCTCAAGGCCTGCTGGAGGGCATGGGAACTAGCGCAGTACGGCCCGAGCGGGAGGCCTGCCACGGACGGCTCCGAAAACCCTCGGCCGAGCCCCCGCAAGACGTGGTGGGGGCGCATCTTCGGGCAGCGCTAAGGTCGGGCCTGAAGGAGGTCGAGTTCTGGGGCCTGACCCCTTATCGGCTTTACCAGCGCCTCGACGCTGCAATGGAGGCGTTCCTGTTCACCGGCTGGTGGAGTGAGCGGTTTGCTCGCGAAGATCGGCTGCAGTCGCCGCAGCACTACGTCGACACCATGCTCAAGCCTGCCGATCCCGCGCTGGCCGAAGCAGAAGCGCTCGCCAAGTTCCATCGCATGGCTGAGGACTGGGGGTTGCAGGTCGAGGGCGGCGGGGAATAGCCTACACCCTCACGGAGGGGCGGCCTATGATCAACATCTCTTGGAAGCGCGTGCTGGGCTTCTCATTTGTGGCGGGCGTGGGCTTCACTGCCGGAGCGGTCTTGGTGCGCCTAGTAGTCTGGCTGCTAAACTGGGGCCTAGCCCTCGACCAAATACCCGGATGGCTTGCGGGCGGGTAGAGCCGGGGCCGAGCGGCAACCGTTCCCCCAGGAGATCACCATGACTGAGGAAGAGGCGAGGGAGAGGTAGCTTCCCGGCCAATGAGCCATACTTTGATGTCATATCATGGATGGCGAACCCCGCGTCCGCGACCTGGACCTAGCCGAAAAGCTAGGCTTCGACCGTCCTCGCGACATCAGGAAGCTGATCGAGCGGAATATGGCCGAAATCTCGGGCTTGGGAGTTTGCGCCACCGTGGCGCAAACCTCTGGACCCAAGGGCGGCCGCCCAACGTCCGAGTATCACCTCAACGAGGAGCAGGCCCTTCTGGTCTCGGTCCTCTCCAACGCCCCGAACGCCGCCGCCGTCCGCGCCATGCTGATCCGCGTGTTCGTCGCCTATCGTCGCGGCGAACTGGAAACGAAAGCTCCTAAGGCTAACCCGGCCCTCATCGGTCGGGAGGCTCGCCTTCAGTTCCGTATGGGCCTGTCGGTCGCCAAGATGTTGGGCCTGACCGGCAATCAAGCCGCCCTCAGCGCCAACGGCCTCGCTCTGAGGACGACCGGCGTCGATGTGCTTGCGGCGATGGGCCAAAAGCGGCTTGTCGCTCCGCAGCAAGAGGCGCTGCTGACCGCGACCGATATCGGCCGTGAGCTTGGCGGCAAATCCGCCATCTCGGTTAACTCTATGCTGGAGGCGTTCGGCTTCCAGGTTGGAGGTCGGGACCATAAGCATCGGACCTATTGGGAGCCCACAGCCCTCGGTCTTCGTGCCGGAGCAGTCATGCTCGATGTTGAGCGAGCGAATAAATCAGGCAACAGCCGCCAACTGCGCTGGGCGTCGAGCATTATCGACGTTCTGCGCGAGCTGGAGGCAGCTTGATGATTCGCGCCGTTTCTCGTTCCGAAGTCACGGCCCTGAAGGTTCAGGCCAACGCCATGCTCGCTCCGTTCTTCAACGGACGTGGCGCCGCCCCGATCATCAACCAGCCCGCTCCGAAGCGCCCGGCTCCTGCGAGGGAGTTGGTGGCATGCTGAACCGCAGAAACCTTTTCGCCGCTGCTCCGGCCGCCGCAATCATCGCGGCCATGCCGTTGCCAGCCTCAAGCACAGACAATGGCGCACGGCTGCTGGAACTGGAGCGCCAGTGGAAGGCTCACATGGCTGCCGCTTCACAGCGGGGCCTGTCAGACGAAGAAGTCGATGCAAGCTGTGACGCTGTGATCCCCATCGAAATGGAGATTGCGGCCGCACCCTGCGACAGCATGGACGCCTTCCTGGTCA